CTTGATAGTATGTTGTCAATTGATGTACTCCCAAAATGATCAAAAAGATAAACCCTATTAGTGCCAAGAGTGTGCTCAAAGGCATCTCTAAACTCCTCATCAGTGTACGCTGTGTCAGGTAGATGTAGTGGTTTGTTCGCATGGATAGACATGATACCTTTGGCAGTGCGAACAGTAGACTCCTCCAAGAACATCAGTCCAATGTTGTCTTCAGTCTTACATAAGATGTGATAAACAATCTCCCTAAGCACCTGTGATTTACCCAGTCCAGAACCTGCTGTAAACGTCACCAGCTCACCTTTACGTATACCATAGGTCAAAGCATTCAACCCTGTCCAAGGATAGTCACAAGAGGCTTTAATGGCTGGTGTGTTGATCTCTTCCCAAAGCTTTGATCCTTCGATAATACCATCAGGTACATAGACTTCAGCAGCAAACCAGTCCTGGATATACTCCTTGATCATCTCATCTTTGAGATAATCGTTAGCGTCCTTGTGTGGTTGTCTGTGCTTTACTACCTTAGCTTTAGCACCGAATAGATCAGCTACCTTCGTAGCAGCTTGCTTACCAACCTCATCAGCATCAAAGCTGATAACAATGGTTTCAAAAGAGTCAAGATATTCATAGTTGTCCTTACAGTCCTTAATTGCTGATTGTGCGCCATTACGTATACTTACTACTGGATACCGCATACCGTTCATCTGATACACAGCAACAGCATCAAACTCACCTTCAGTGATGGTAATGCTCTTACCACCTTTAGGGAATAAATGCTGTCCGAACAAAGTAGCCTTAGACCAATCACCTTTGATAGTGCAATCAGTCTTCATTGCATCATGTCTTACCTTGTATGCAGTGACCTTACCATCAGCATCACAGTAGGGAAAAGCTACACCACCCTCATCAGTGATCATCACACCAAAGGCTTTTAAAGCATCTCTGGATAGGTTTCTTAGCGGTATAGACTGATACTTACCATCTAGCATTGGAATCACCTTAGCAGACTTTGTATGCTTTTGCCTGAAGTTATCATCATGTTCAGACATTTTCGTATTCGTACCACAAGCAAAACAGTGTGACCAAGTCTCTCCTTTATCGTTAACAGATACGGACAATGCATCACTAGATCCACAATCATCACAGCCAACATGAGTGGCTAAGTAGTTCACTGGTTTTCTCCTTTAGTTTGCTTCTTTCAGTCGTAGTCCTGTTACGATATTTACCACTTGTTCTTCTCCCGCAGTTTGGCTTCTGCCCACCAGACCGCTGATTGCCATGCTTGCTCAGTGACCCAAGATTCTTTTAAGCCTTGTGCAATCTCCTCATCCGTCAGCCCAACCCATTCACGCTCTCTTGGTGGATGCACCATCGTTTCACCTTCCCACACGGCACCGCATACGCAGGTCAAATCACGCTTTGGTGGTGCGGTGTAGAGGGGCACTGTGTGGTGTAGGTCAGGACCTGTCCGCACTTTCATGTCAAAGTTTTGCAGGTCGAATGAATTGGCCCACGCCACAGGCTCTTGCTTTTCTGTTTCCAGTGCTTGCCGTAGGGCAGTGATGGCTTGCTTTCTGCTAACGATCCCAGCATGGCTTATTGGATCACTCTCCAGCGCCTCAAGCGCCATCTGCATAGCTTCTCTGCTCATAGTGTCCTCAAGTTAAAAGGGTTATGCCAACAGATACCAGTGTTATCCCTGGTGTTGTATCCACCTAGTGAGTACGATATCAAGTATTGGTGATCATCTTTCCTAATATCCCTATCAACAGTGTAGTTATCCACTAACTTAGACATAGAGTCTCTGATCTGCTTAGAGGTCTTGTTAGGGAATGCCTCTAGGAGGTCTTCTAAGGTAGCATGGCGGCCATGATTCTCTAGGTAGGCTACATAGGGGTTAACCTTACGCTTGCGTGGCTGTATAAGCTTTCTCATACGTTGAACCCTTTAGCATTCAGAGCCTTAGTTAACTGACGCATCATAAAGTAAAACCCATACTCTTGACATAAGCGAACAAAGCGATTCAGCACATCATTGACATTGTGATCTTCCATCATGTCTTCGTACTCACCTTTAGTGATCTCATCGAATGCTTCATCAGGTAAAAACTCGTCATCAGGGTACATTTCGAACAATCCTTTCATTGAGCCCTACTGTACATAGGCTATTTAGACTAAGTACTAAGTATATATTAAATATTATACATAGTATATACTTAGTACATAGCCTAAGTAGCCTACATAGCCTATATAGATTTAGGGTATCAGAAAAAAACAAAGTTGTCAAGTCATTCATCAGTAAGTTTTTTGTCTTCATCTCCTTCATTGATCAAGCGTACATTACCAACAGCAGCTATTTCATCACGGACATACTTGAAACAACCATTGCATAAGTCAATGTACTGGTGTGTTCGAACACTACGCCTAGAGGCTTCATAGTCACTTAAGGCTTCATTGCATGATAAACATCTAATCTTCCGTCCCTACCTTTCTATTGTGTGTAATACCGTTAACAATGCGACAAACTTGAGATGCACTGGTATTGTTACGCACCCCTACTTCTTTCATAGAATACAAGCCAGAGGCATAGTCTTCTTTAATTTTTTTAACATCTTCTTCCAAAATAATTCTAAAACCTCTTTTGATACCCCACTTTAACCGTCCCTTTTTTATCTTGTCATTGATGTTGTCTTGTTGAGTTCCTAAAAATAAATGTTGTGGGTTAACACATTTTGGATTATCACACTTATGACATACAAGAGTGCTACTTGGTAGCATCTCCCCATTGTTATTGAAGTGCTCATAAGAAAATCGATGGGCTTTGTACATTTTCTGAATGCCATTAATTTTTCTTCTGAAGTGACCGTAACCACCTCTTATTGATGCTCCAGTCCATAACCAGCATTCGCTTGGATCACTACTTCTGTTTACTTTTAAAGCCCATCTTTCGATTTCTGTCTTCATGTTTTTCTCCTAAAAGTAGGATTATAACACATCGCGTATCATCTGTCAAGTCATTTTAAGTCATCCTTCATAGCGTTAATCAGTGAAACAACCTTATGATACTGGATCATTTCAGCTTCTGCTTCCTTCGATGCAACATCGGAATAGTGACCTAGTGCCAAGGCAATGTTAGCCTTGATTTGAATCTCAATTAAGTACAGTAATTCATCTAACATATCTTTAGTCATTCAGGAATACCTTTTAAACGTGTTTTAAGGGGCCTAGAAGGCACGATCGTGTTTAGGTTGACCTTCGCACTGTACCGAGGTTAAAATGGAGCTTCCTCGATGCCTTCTAAGGCTTTATGCTTTTGTGACTGCCTAAGCTTAGACAATACTCTGGGATCAACCCAAGTATAATTCGGAAATGGCCAATGAGGGTGATCAGCAGCATAGCGTATACAGACTGTACCATCAGTAGAGTCCCTACTGACTATTTCGCAGGGTTTACCATTGAAATATAGCTGAATCATAGGCTTAGTCCTATAAAGAGCATTGAGGCGAACAATACACCGAAAACACTGCCACCAAGATACAATACAAGGTCATTAGATTGCATGTCTATTCTCCAGATAGGTCAACAATAGGGTTGATCCAATACTCTTCAGGTTCTAAACGGTCTACGAAGTCCTCAGCTTCATCTAACGTATTGAACCTATCCAAGTGTTCTAAGCCACCCTCCAAGCTTAGATAGTACGTGACCAGATAACCTACAATCTTCATACTGTCTCTTCCTCTTCTGATTCCTCTTCCTGATAATGTGCAGCGATCTCATACCAGTTTACATCAGCGATAAATGCCAGTGCATAATCACGGGCAATGCCCTCATCGGTAGTTGAATAGATTATCTCCTCTACGGCCTCTTTTGCACTATGATGATCCCAAGGCCCTTCTGAACCGTCGAATATCTCCAGGTTAATTCTCCAAGTAGCGTAGTTAGTCCAGCCGTTGTAAGTTGATTTGCTCATGATAGTTAGTCCTTTGTGGATTGGTTGATTGAAGTTTACTTGAAAGCAAGCCTTAAAGCTTTGACCCAGTACTTTTCTTTATTAGCTGGGCCAACGTAATGTAGATGTTCTGTCCTGTATTCCCCTGTCATATAATCCTGTTCACTCTCCGATGATACCCAAGTGTCCGGTGTAATAACAGAACTGGATAAGTGCGGAAAGTAACGCAAGTGTCTGACTAAGTCTCTGAATGAGAATTCTTCGAATTCAAACACAAAACCGTCCTCTGTTGTTTCACCGTCTTCTGCTGATTCTTCGGTTACTACGTCATATGTCTTGCTGATTAAAAGCATTTGATTTGCCCCTAGTGGTTGATTGAAGCTTTAGTGTACTAAATTTATTTGGCTAGTGCATCGCATAACGCTTGGTATTCGCCTCTGGCATAATTTAATCTCCTTGTTTGTTTGTCGATGTATGCATACTAACTAACTGATTTTGCGTTGTCAACGTCATTTCAGGGTTATCCGACGAACGGACAATAACCAAGGATGAACGGTAGTGTTGTTCGAATACAACAATCAATCGACTATCATCGTAGGTATCAATCAAGTCTCATTGTAGGTATAACTGTAGGGTGCTTCATCGACATACCTTCACAGACTCTGCACAGTTACCAGCACAGACTCTGCACAGTTATCCACAGACAACATTTCACATTGTGAGATATACAGAGTTATCCACAGGTTACTAACAGGTTATCCACAGATAACATCATAGTTATCCACAGGTTATCAACATAGGGGGAGGGGGTGTAGTTGTATAGTAAATTGTTGTGGTGCTACCTAGCCACAAAAAAAGCTAAAAAGGAACTTGATAATGATAATTCATTACTATTAAGAAATCTCTTAAGAATCAATAGGTTATCTATAAAGCCTCTGCGGAGCCTCTGACACCATGTTAATGGAGTCCCGCTAAAGCCTTGATTGGTGTGTAGTCTGCACTGAATCTGCACTGGTTAAAGCATAGACTGCACTGACAATAACCCTACAGTAGTAGTCAAGAGTCTTTACAACAATATCAGTTGTATGCTACAATAAGTCCTTCTATGTAGGCTATGAACAAAACATTGTATAAGAACAATTCAGTAATAGACTTATAACTTATCGTCATACACTACATTGTAGATACATAAAATTATATACACCCTACAGTCCTGCCTTCCGGCAGAGAAACTATATAGAGGTAGTGATGTCTGAAATTAAAACTGAAGATGTAGTATCTGATCTTTGTTCGCTACCTTCATCGGTCAGCCAGGATGTTGTGGCAGTCAATGAAGAAAAGAAAGTGCCTGCCAAAAAAAGGAAAAGAGGAAGACCAAAGAAGGAAGAGGTACAGAAGTACATCAAAAGAGCTAAAAGAGGACGTCCTCCCGGTGAAGCAGCAAGGATTAAAGAACTAACAGCTTCGCTGTTGCTGACACACTCACAGGCCATTATCCGTAAGATTGTTCACAAAGCGTTGAATGATGAGGATAAAGATCAGATGGCAGCACTGAAGCTGTGTGTTGATAGGATGTTGCCAGTATCTTATTTTGAAGAAAAAGGTGTTGGAGGAGGCTCTAGAGCCATTACTATCAACATCACTGGAGTGAATGATAATCCAGTAGAAATGATTGAGCATGAACCTGTTGAGGTAGAAACCACGTTGATTGATTACGAAGAAGAAGACGATGAGTAATTTGAATGTGGCTTTACTTCCTTGGCAACAAGATGTCTTTAAAGACCCAGCAAGGTTTAAGATCATCGCTGCTGGTAGACGTACAGGTAAATCAAGGTTAGCAGCTTGGACACTGATCATAGAGGCACTACAGACTGAGAAGGGTCATGTTTGGTATGTAGCTCCTACACAGGGACAAGCTAGAGATATTATGTGGTCTACGCTGTTAGAGCTAGGCCATACAGTCATTAAAGGTAGTCATGTTAACAATATGCAGATTACCTTAGTCAATGGTGCAATGATCTCACTAAAGGGTGCAGATAGACCAGAGACAATGCGTGGTGTCAGCTTAAAGTATTTAGTGATGGATGAATACGCTGATATGAAGCCACAGGTGTTCGAACAGATCTTAAGACCTGCTTTAGCGGATCAGAAGGGTAGAGCAATGTTCATTGGTACGCCAATGGGTAGAAACCACTTCTATGAGCTATATAGGCTAGGTGATAGTGGTAAGGATAAGGATTACAAGTCATGGCACTTCACTAGCTTTGATAATCCTTTGTTAGATCCAGCAGAGATTGAAGCTGCTAAAGGTTCAATGTCTAGCTTTGCTTTCAGACAAGAGTTTATGGCTTCGTTTGAAGCAGCACAGAGTGATGTGTTTAAACATGATTGGATCATTGTTAGTGGAGATGAGCCTGATGAAGGTAGTTACTTTATGGCTGTGGATCTCTGTGGTTTTACAGATGCTACGCAAACGAATAAACCTAAGAATACAAGACTGGATGAAACAGCGATAGCAGTTGTTAAAGTAAACACCAGAGGCTGGTGGGTTGCTGACATACTACATGGTAGGTGGGATGTCCGAGAGACAGCAGTACGGATTCTTAAGACTGCAAAGGACTACAACGTCACTTGTTTAGGGATAGAGAAGGGTGCACTGAAGAATGCAGTGATGCCTTACATGCATGACATTATGCGTAGAACTGGATTCTTTCCTAGGATTGATGAACTAACACACGGTAATAAGAAGAAAGTAGATAGGATTGTTTGGTCACTACAGGGTAGATTTGAGCATGGAAGGATTGTTCTTAATGAAGGTTCATGGAACAGCGTCTTTATTGACCAGCTAATGCAGTTTCCTGACTCAAAGACTCATGATGATTTGATTGATGCACTTAGCTATATTGACCAGATACAAACTGCTAGTTGGTCACAATCAATCGATGAAGAAGAGTATGAAGTTATGGATGACGTAGCAGGCTACTAATAGGATACTTGAAGATGAAATTTGACTCAGATACCACACCTCAGAATGCTCTTGTAGCGTTTGTGATGGAACGGTGTGACCAGTGGAGAGATCATAGAGATGAAAACTACTTAGATCGCTGGGATGAGTATGAGCGTCTATGGCGTGGAATCTATGAAGAAGGTGATCGAACACGATCTTCTGAACGGTCTAAGCTGATATCCCCTGCCCTACAACAAGCAATCGATAACAAGACATCAGAGATTATCGAAGCTGTATTTGGTAAAGGTCAGTTCTTTGACATTGTTGATGATCTACAGGATCAGGACAAGACAGACATTGAACTGATGAGAAAACAGCTACAACAAGACTTTGACAAAGATCGTATTCGTAAAGCAATAACTCACATTGTTACCCTTGCAGAGGTATACGGCACTGGTATCGGTGAGTTGATTGTCCGAGAAGTCAAAGACTCTGCACCGGCTACCAGACCTACAGCAGTGCCTGGAATGAATATGGTAGGTGTAAACGCTACGAACAGAATCTCTGTACAGCTAAAGCCTATTAACCCTAGGAACTTCCTAATCGATCCTAACGCTACCAGCGTAGATGAAGCACTAGGATGTGCAGTAGAGGAGTATGTAGGCCGTCACAGCGTGATTAAAGCGATGGAAGATGGTGTCTATCGCAGGGTTTATGTCGGTGTTGCTTCTGAGAATACAGATCTAGAGCCTTCACAGGATGTAACTTACTACCAAGATGACAAGGTTTTGATGCTTCGTTACTATGGATTAGTACCAAAAGCATTGTTAGATAACCCTGATCAGACACTTGGTCCTGATGAAGAGTTATATTCAGAGATGGTTGAAGCTTTAGTGGTGGTTGCTAACGGTGAATCACTATTAAAAGCTGAAGAAAGTCCCTTCATGATGCAAGATAGGCCTGTAGTGGCTTACCAAGCTGACATTGTTCCTGGTCGTTTCTGGGGTCGAGGAACGGCTGAGAAGGGCTACAACATGCAAAAGGCTACGGATGCACAGATTCGTAGTCACGTGGACTCTTTAGGGCTTACAACGGCTCCTATGATGGCTATAGATGCCACCAGATTACCTCGTGGAGCTAAGTTTGAAGTACGTCCTGGTAAGACAATCCTTACTAATGGTGCTCCTAATGAGATTCTACAGCCTTTAAAGTTTGGTAATACTGATCCAGGTAACATTCAGACAGCACAATTGTTTGAGAAGATGCTCTTACAAGCTACAGGGACACTTGATTCAGCTTCTTTACCTGGACAAGTAGCTGGCGGTGACGCTGCTTCTGCCGGTTTAGCGATGGCAGTAGCTGGTTTAATCAAAAAGAACAAGAGAGCACTAACGAACTTCCAAGATGACTTCCTAATCCCCTTTGTTGAGAAGGCTGCATGGCGTTATATGCAGTTTGATTCACGTCGATACCCTGTCCAAGACTTTAAGTTCATACCAACAGGTACGATGGGCATGATGGCTAGAGAGTTTGAACAGGCTCAGATCATTTCCTTGATGTCTACACTTGGTCCGAACAGCCCTGTACTACCATTACTGCTCCAGAGTGTGGTTGAAGCTTCATCGTTACCGAACAGAGAAACTATCCTACAGCAATTAGCTCAACTATCACAACCTGATCCAGCAGCACAGCAGGCTCAACAGCAGGCTATGCAGATCCAAATGGCTACAGCACAGGCTGATGTACAGGAAAAGCAAGCAAGAGCACAGAAGGCCCAAGCAGAGGCTCAGAAGGCTATGGTAGAAGCACAGCTTATGCCTGAAAAGCTTAAGGTTGATGTTGTTCAAGCTGCATCAACAAACATTGATGATCCGAACAGGGAGTTTGAACGTCGAGTAAAGATCGCTGAACTGATGTTGAAAGAGAAAGACATTGATTCAAAGGTCAATATCGTAAGAGAACAAACTCGTCAAGATGCAATGAACTGATTAAGGAAATCAGCAATCTTCTGATGCTCTTCAGCAGTACCATCGTTCTTGATACGGTTAGCTCTCCAAGACATCACCACTACATTACCTTTGATGTAGCCTTTGGTGGGGTCTATACGGTCAAAGCTAACCGAGTTTTCTTGTCTTTCGTGAGTAAAGTAGTCTAGTTGTATACCAAGTACCGGACAATGTGTAGGGAAGGTTAAGTCACCAAAATCAATAGTCCACTCATGTTTATAGTTAGAAGCTTTCTTACGTCTGAACTTCTCTCTAAAAGCTTGGTAGGCATCTTGCTCACGCACTGACGCTTCTTCTGGATAATGTCCCCATTTTTGTTTGTAGTTCTTTCTAATTAGTTCTCTACGCTGTGTTCGAGGACGTTGTTCATCAGTGATACGTCCTTCTTTAGCTAACTTGTCTACCAATTGATGTATACGTTGTCTGCTTACATTCCCTAATTTGACACGTATTTGGTCTGTAGATTGACCTTGAAGAATAAGTTGGTGTACTAAATTAAGACGTTCATCGCTTGTCATTGATGTTTTAGCAAAGTGAGATGATTTCATAGATTCTCCGAAAACCTTATTGTAACATATAATAAGGAGCATAGTCAAGAGTCTTTACAACAACAACATTAGTGTGGTAAAATTACAACATGGATGTAAAACTACAAAGATACTATGAAGCTAGATTCGATATGGTCTCATCAGCAGGATGGAAAGATCTTATCGATGATGCTGAGAAGATGAGAAAAGCAATAGCAGACATTACCAGCATTGACAGTGAAAAGCTATTGTATCTAAGAAAAGGTCAGTTAGATATCCTAGATTGGCTCCTGACACTCAAAGAAGTATCAGAAAAAGTCTATGAGGATTTACAGAATGAAGGTAATGAATGACTTTGTGTGTTCGAACGGACACCATACAGAACTTTTAGTAGACAACACAGCAACTGAAGTACCTTGTCCGCACTGTACCGAGGTTGCTTACAAAGTACTAGCAGCACCTAAAGTAAAGCTAGAAGGTATTACTGGCTCTTTCCCAGGAGCTTATGACAAATGGGAACGCCAGCATAAGCAAGCACTAAAAGTAGCGCAGTCTAAGTCCTACTACGAGGGATAACTTAGACATTTTAACAATTCCTAACAATTGGGTTTATCCCGACTAGGAGAAGCAGATGGCTGAATTTGTAGATTCTATTGACAATGAAGCGGTTCAACAAGATGAATTTCAGGCTGAAGAAGCCAAACAACAACAGGAGCAAGTAGCAGAGGAATCACCAGCGATCCCTGAGAAGTACAAGGGTAAATCGATGGACGAGATTATCAAGATGCACCAGGAAGCTGAAAAGCTCATTGGTAGACAAGCTCAGGAAGTTGGTGAAGTTCGTAAGTTAGCTGATGAGTTGATCAAAAGGCAAATCACTCCTGCAAAGCAAGCAGCACCAGCAGCCATCGAAGATGATGTAGATTTTTTTGCCGATCCTGTTAAGGCAGTAAATAAAGCTGTAGCTCAACACCCAGCAGTGCAACAAGCTCAAGTAGCTGCTGCACAGGTAGCTAGGATGAATACAGCAAACAGGTTAGCTCAAACCCACCCTGACTATACTCAAGTGGTAACAGATCCTGAGTTTGCTGGTTGGGTGAACGAGTCACCAGTACGCCGCCAGTTGTTTGCCGCAGCGGACCAACAGTTTGATTTCGACTCAGCACATGAACTGCTTACTAACTTTAAAGCCTTGAAGAAAGTACGTCAAGAAGCTGTAAAACAAGCAGCAGAGCAGATGCAAGAAGAAAACACTAAACAGTTGAAGGCCGCAACTGTGTCAGCTCCAAGCAGTACAGGTGAAACGAGCAATAAAATATATCGTCGAGCAGAACTTATTCGGCTCCAGCTAACGGACCCTGAGCGTTATATGGCTAATCAAGATGACATCATGAGAGCCTACGCTGAAGGACGTGTTCGATAACTTAACTCAATTCTTAAAGGATTCTTAAAATGGCTACAGCAGCTTATCCTGGAGGTAGTTCCTCCATTGTTAACAAGACCAATGCGGATAAATTTATCCCTAGCCTATAATTTTGGGGATGTAAAACCTTCTCTGAATAACTGGGAAAGAACGTAAGGTGTCTTAACCAGAGGGAACACGACATTACCAACAATG